TTACACTTAATGATGAAGTAGCTTGTGCGGGTATTATACCACCACTTATTACTTGCCCTAATAACGAAACAGTTGCTACAGCATTAACTGTTATTTGTGGTTGTGCTACATATCCACCAATACAAGAGATAGTTGCGACAGCATTAACTGTAACACTTGCATCTCTAATTGTTCCAGCGGAATAATTACCATAACCATATTCACCAGAAGAATAAGTATCTACAGGGTGAGCCGCAGATAAACTTAAACTTGATGATGAACTTGAAGATATTTGACCACTATCGGTATATCCCCAAACTCCATAAAGATTAGAACTATAGCCACCTTTACCATAACCTCTCCATGCTCTATTTGTAAAGCTAGATGAAGCTGTTATTGTGCATGAAGCATCTGAGTAACCCCAAATTCCATACACATTGGAAGAATATCCACCTCGTCCATAATCTCTAGTTCCAGACATTTAATTCCTTATGTTAAATCAATATCTAAATCACCAGCGGGTACTCTAAACACATCACCAGTTGATATTGGTTTTTGTGTAGCTAAAGTTCCTACTGCATATAAGTTACCACTTGTTGAAGCATCTAATACACCAACCGCTACGACTGTTCCGTAACTTGCTGTTGCTGTTGAATATTCTACAGCGGCCGTGTTACTAGATTGACTTGCTGTCGTGGTAAAAGTAACTGTTTGTCTTGCATACCCTGTTCCAGAAGTTGAAACTTCAGTTCCGCCTGTTCCGTCATCACTTGGCGCTACAGTATATAGAGCCAAATAAAGGGTAGAAGCGGGAGTAAAAGTCGTTCCCGAGAAAGTGTGGGCAAGAATTTTGTTTTCTAAATAATCGCTAAAACTCATTTTTTAATCTCCTTATTGTAATGCGGTTGCTTTCATTCTTAATGTTGAATCGCCTACTCTTGCCTTTTGGTCTGCGATTTCTAAGTCCTTAACTAGCTTCTGATATAAGCTGGCCCAAACAGCTATTCTTGAATCATCTACAAGATATGGTGCTGTTTGCAATAGTGTACCATATAAATATATATCTGGATTACTGTTTAATAACCAATTAGTTGTTTCTGTATCAGTTAAGTTAGGGATTTTACTATAGTATGTTATTTCCCCTGTTAAGGTTGCGGAATCAGGAACGGGTAAAACTTCTAGTTCCTGTCCTACTATTGTGTAAAATTTTGGTGTTCCACTTGATGTAAATGTTGCTCTTAATTTATCAAGTTTTTCGTTAGTAATAAATTCTAAAGTTACAACGGGATTTGCCTCTACCACAAAATCTACTGTTTGAAGCCAATCGGCGGGAACAGCACTATATTGTGAATCAATAGTAGCTGTAGCCCTTTTTATCATCTTTCTATTTCTTATTTCTTTATTAAAACCAGCTTCAGCTAAAGTAATAAAATCAGGTATTGTTGTAGTTAAATCACTTCTATTTAACCAATCTGCAACACTTGTTTTAAGTTGTGAATAGTTAGTTAAGGCCATTATACAGTTCCTTCTCTTGTTCTAAACGCTTTGTTGTCAGCATCATTAAGCCATTTTTTTAAGGCTTTAGGGTCGTCTAAAATGCCTTTTTCTTTTAAATCGTAATAAAGAACCATAGGTATTGAGGCGACTTTATTCCAATGACCATAAGGGTCGCGCTTATCGCTTTCATTAAATTGTTCTCTATTGTCTTTAAGTATTTCAGTAACATCTTGTTCTCTACTTAAAACAAATTTATGCTCTCCTTTACCAGATGTATCTTCCTCAAAAGTAAAGTTATTTGAAATCTTTGTTTCGTTATCGAAACTTATTAATCTTTTTCTGCTCATTTTTTTAGTTTAGGGGTAGTCGCAATCGCTAACTACCCCGTTTTCCTATGTGATTTACGAAGCTGTTAAATCAGCACACACTCCGAGAGCGGCTTCATTTTTAACTTTTAGTCCGTATTCTACAAGTATCATTCGCTTCTCAGCATCACCCGTTTTAGCTAATTCAGTAACTTCAAGGGGTCGTAAGAAACAAGTTGAGTAGAACTCAGGGTCTAAGACATAAGCATCTCTTTCTCTTTGGAATCTGTTAGGAACAATATTAACTGCTCCAAAATCTGATACATAAATATCAGCAGCACCAATGATAACACCAGCTTCAGGTTTTTTAACTTCATACCTATTAGCTGCAATACCTGAGAAGCCAGACACAACAGTTTTGTTGTGAGGGCCAACCATAAGCATTTTTGGTGTTCCGCCTTGTGTCCAAACTGATTCTATAACTGCATCAAGAATTGTAAGAGTAAATGCTCTTCTGTTACCAGCTGTAGCATCACCAGCAGCGGCATTAACAATACCACCAGATACAGTCGGGTCTGTTCCACCCGTTCCTCTATCTGAGTTTGTTTTTAGCCATGCTGGTAGTCCAGCTGTTTGTCTAGCAGTACCCGTAGCACCACCTACAGCCGCACTATTGGCCATAAGTGTTGTTTCTTGGTCGCGCTTTAACTCTTGTCCAAGTTTAGTTATTTGATAAGCAAGTTCAGAAGTTCTGCCCGCTTCATTAATAACTTCCAAGTTGTCTGCTAAGACAACGAGTTTTCTTGAAATGTTTGTGTAGTTCCCGATTCTTGTTGTTGGATTCGTTGCTGGAAAAGTTGCAATATCATCACCATCAATTTGATAGTTTGTCGAAGCAGCTGCAAGTGAATCAGTTTGCCACTCAAAGAAAGTGTTAGTAACTGTTTCTCTGCCGCCATTTGACATAAATGGTGTTTCTTCAGGAGAAATGTTGTAAATGATGTTGCTTAATTCTTCACGAATACCAATAGCTGAATACCGAGTAAATGTATTTGCAATAATTGCCATTGTTTTATCCTCTTAAATTAATCGTTTAACAACATGGAAATAGCTGATTGTGCATCACGCCAATTTCCATCTTTTTTTAATCTTGAGGTAGTTCTTTTATATTTATCGGTTTTTTTAGGTGGTTTACGGCTGCCGCTTCTCAAAACTTTTGTTTGTCCTGTTTTAGCATTAACCCGTTTTTTCGTTACCTTTTTCTTGCCTTCATTAAAAAGCATAGCATCATACAAGATGCTTATATGATTTGCTTTTGCCAGAGCATTGACTTCAATTTCAGTTACACCGCGCTTTGTTAAAAATTCTTTTAACTTTGCCTGTTGTCTTTGTGCAATCTTCGTGTCTTTCCATGCTGGTATTTCTTGCAATAATTTTTCAGCTTCAACAGCTAACATAGCTTGATGTTCTCTCACATAGTCTTGTTGTTGCCGCTGTAAAGTTTTTTGCTTTTCGCTTTGTATTTCAGCAAGTTTATTTTTTTTAGACTGTTGATAGTTCTGCCAATCCAACCTTTTTCTGTTAGCCTCTTCAGGATTAAGATTATACTCTTGCTCCCAATCTGGCTCTTTATCATCTAACTGTTGAATTTGACTTTCCAGCCTAGATAAACCATCTAAATATTTTTGTCTATCCTCATTTACCATAGCCTTTTCTGCCTCAAACATTTTCTTTTGTTCGGCTAGTTCTTGGCTTTTTCTAGTATAACTCTGTTGCCTTGAATATCCGTTGGTCAATTCGTCTAAAGTTTTTTGCTCAACCTTGCCGTCAATTTTGACTTCATATAGTTGTTCTTGCAAATCTTCTTCGTAATCTTCGTCAGCTTGTTCATCTGCATACAGTTCGGAATCTTCCTCATCTTCTAGGACTTCTTCATATTCTTCAGAAATTTCCTCAGAAGGTTCGTCTATATATTCCTCGCCAGAATCAGCATCTTCAATAGGCGGCTGTTCGGACTCTTGTAAATTACCTTCTTCTGGTTTCTCGCTTGGGCGAGTCAGAATATCGGTAACTTTATCTACACTTGATTTTAATTCAGGCGATTCCTCTATAGGGTTTGTCGCTTGGTTCATATTAAACTCCTTTTTTGTTTTTGACTATATTGTCTGCCTTTATCTTCAAAATATGAGCGTTGTCTGCAACGGCCCATAGTTTTTCTTCCAGCAAGTCAACCGCTTTCAATAAATGAAAGTATTGTTCTCTTTCTTCTGCGGCATGAGGAGAAGTTGTAGCCCATGAAGTATGGACATCTTCTCTTACACTTTGCATGACTGCTTGAAAAGTCGTGTCGTCTAAAATGCGTTTTGCATTTTTTCCGAATACAATTAAATCGTCTATATGGTCTTGTGGCTGGCTCAATTTTTAACCCTCGCCATATCGCTTATTAATCTTTGTTGTGTTTTCATTTGTTCCCTATCCCTTTCTACTAAAGCACGAATGACTGTAGTTTCTACTTGTGTGCCATATTTTGCCTCAATTTCGGCAGCTTTTAACATAATTTCAGCATCTAATTTATCTCTATCTAAATCATCTTTTCGCTTCATTTCTTCGTTATCAAGCTGCAATCTGGCATTTGCTTTCTGCATATTGGCTTCTATTTCTTTAATCTGCACTTCAATTAATTTATCTTGTACTGTTGGTTTCTGTTGTTGTGATGCAGCTGCTTGTTGTGCTGTCATTTCAGGTACTTCCTTAAAGAAAGCTGAAGCATCTTTAAAACCCGCTAACTCAACCATCTTAGCCATAGTGTTTCGATACTGTGTCATATCCACTATTGGATTTCCTAAACCAAGTCTTTGTAATATTTCTTCTTGTTTAGAAGCAATAACACCTAAGAACTGCATACGCTCTTGGGCCGTACCATTTCCTAAACCAACATTAACAATACAATCCATTCCTGTTTGCCAAACTCTAGGGTCAATAGGAATCCACTCGTTACGCAATCGTACTGTTCTTTCTTTATCTTGATGCTGCGCTAATAATCTGTATATACCTTTAAATAAAGGTTTCATTCCTGTTTCAGCAAATATTCTCGCTATTAATTCTATATGTTGTTGGCCGCCTTGAACAGTTGCTTGAACGGCTGAAGCTGTAGCAGATTGAAGCGCATCTGGGTCTAGGCCCATTGAAGCCTTTGATATTCCTGTTCTATTTTCTTTTACTTCATCTAAGTAATTCAACATAGGGAAACAATCTTTACCAACAAATGGCATATTGAAAGGTTGTACTGCGCCAGCATTTCGTTGACGAATAATACCGCCAACTTCTGTATTCATAACATCTTCTATGTTTGCTTGCCCTTCAACAACTGCAACTCTAGGGTGAACACTTAATGCAAGACTATCTAGCATAGAGCGCATAACCATTGATTTCACTTTTTGTATATCTTCAGTTATGTCTGCAATACTAAGTCCAAAGAAAGTGTGTGGCTCTGGGTCAGGGCAGAAAGACACAAAAGGTATAAAGTCGCATGGTAAGTTTTTCATAATTTCGTAATTATCGCCCATACAACAAACTCTGCGTAATTCAGCTACACCATCTCCTGTCATATCTAATTTCATATATGCTTCGACATACTGAACTTTTAAATTGCTATCATCTTCAATCGGGTCAATGCCGTCAGCGCCAAATTGATTTCTTGCTTGGTACTCTGCATTGTCATCTAACTCTGTTTCGTATGGTGCTGCATATTTCATAACATCATCATAATCGTAACCCATCTCAACAAGGTCTGATACTGTCAGGTATCGTCTATGGCCCACAATATAAGAATCTTCCATTGAGGTTGCGTTGCGGTCAATTATAAACTCTTCTGGAGGAACAGACTCAATCTTGACGCAGCCTTTCGATTTTTTTCTGCTGGCCTTAACATCATGCAGCTGTGGCATCTCCATACTTTCTTCCATTAACTGCGGTATAACTTCTTCGGCTTCTTCTTCTGTTTCAACAACAGCTTCAGGTTGTTCGTAAGCTGGGTCAGGATAAGATGTTATTTCGCTTATCATAACTTCGTCATCAGACTCTAAAACACTTAACTCAACATCTGTTATTCCAGAATATTCGTAAAATTCAGAATGGTATGTATCTTCCCAATAATATTTTATAAAGCCGTTCTTACATAACAAAGCATCTTTAAAGGCATTATAAAAAATTGGAAAGCCGTCATTGTCTTGTTGTAGTACAATGCGGTTTATATAATCAGTAGCTTGTTCAGCTAGTTTTATATCTTCTGCTCCAAATGGAACAAACTCTACAACATTTTCGCTGGAGAAAAAGATACGCATGAGGCTTGGCATGATGTCTGCGATTGTATCGTGAACATCAAGTGAGATGACTTGGCTTCTTCCGCTTTCTTCGTTACCGAAAGGTTTACCCTGATAGTAGTCAATGCTCGTAGCCCTGAGTGGTGAAACTGTATTGTCAATAAAGTCAGAAGCATCATCAAGGGCAGAACCCACAATACCTTGCAATTCCTCTTCGGAAGGCGCTCCATTATCAAACTCTTTCGTACTCATGCCTGAAGAATCTCCGACATCAATAGCTTCGTATGTATCGTCAGGCTTCATTTTTATTAACTCTATTTTTAGAAACTTTGTCTTTTTGGGGTTTCTTTTTGGTTTGTTCTTTTTTGCTCGCTAAGTAGTCATGGACTTCGTACTGAGCATCATATCTCGTAACCATACAGGATTCCTTATTTTGACACTACATATATAGTGTTTCTGTTTTTTAATTTTAAATGATTCTAAAAATTTTTCAGCACGGAAATTGTAATATAGTTACAAAGTCGAAGGGGGGTCATTCCTATATTTTACTGAAATCTCAAATTAGTGTGTTTTATATAAAACCCAAACCCCAGACCCTTACACAAAGAAGGGGGGATTCTTTATTTT